GCTATAGAAGATCCAGAGTATGTCAAGTGGTTAGATCCAGACCCAGAGGTTGCAGCATACCCTAATCAAAGCGACTCTTATGTTGCACCACACGGTCCTTGGCATTCATGACAAATTCATGGAGTCTACTTTATCATCACCTTGAGGGAACTATGGACGAAGTATTTCCACCACAAACCCAATTCAAGTACAATGAAGATAAGATACTAGACGATGTTAAAAAATATATTGGAGAAACATATGCAAAGCATTACTCCAATAAAATACAAACTCTAGATCTTATTGATTCTGTAGGTGATGCCTCTGCATTTTGTAGAAGTAATATTTTAAAATATGCTTCTAGATATGACAAGAAAGGCACACCTGAGCTTGACATTCGCAAAATAATACACTATGCTGTATTATTATACCACTTTCAACATTTCGACAGGAAACATACTCACGATGGATATGAAACTATCTGAAAAAACAATTGATCTGCTAGAAAATTTTTCTTCAATCAACCAATCAATCTTAGTAAAAAAAGGTTCTAAACTTCGCACTATTAGTGTGATGAAAAACATTCTAGCAGAAGCAGATGTTGATGAAAACTTTGAGAGAGATTTTGGTATATACGATTTACCACAGTTTTTAAACGGTGTAGGTCTTATGAAAGATCCAGATTTGGATCTAAAGAATGAGACATACATGATTATTAGAGAAGGTAGATCTACCAAAGTTAAATTTGCATTTGCAGATCCAGAAGTTATTGTTGCCCCACCAGAAAAACCAATAACTCTTCCATCAAATGATGTGTCTTTTAAAATTGATAGTGACCAGTTATCAAAACTACTTAAGGCATCTGCTGTATATCAGTTACCAGATCTATCAGTAACAGGTAATGGTAAAAACATTACTATGTTAGTATCCGATCGTAAAAACGATAACTCTAATGAATTCTCACTAGATGTAGGAGAAACAGATAGAGCATTTGAATTTAATTTCAAGATAGAAAACATCAAACTTATACCAGGTTCTTATGATGTAGAAATATCAAAACAGTTGCTTGCTAAGTTTACTAATAGCAACTATAATTTAGATTACTATATTGCGTTAGAACCAGATTCTACATACGCAGAGAATTAATGAAGCATATTCTATTTGATTTGTACGACTGTCCTTTTGATCTCCTCAATGAAGAGGAGTTTATACAGGACAGTCTTATTAATGCATCCGTAATAGCAAAATCAAAATACCTTAAGGTAGAAACTCACAAGTTTGAACCTCAAGGTGTAACTGGATATATTTTATTAGAAGATAGTCACATCAGCATTCACACATGGCCAGAAAAAAACATTGCAAAGTGTGACATTTTTTGCTGTGGTGATGGTGCTAAACCAAGAGAGGCAGTAGAATATTTACATCGTCGTTTTAAATCACAAGAACTCAGAAAATGGGTTTGCGACAGATCCAGTAAAATTATCACAGTGCTATGAAGGAATTTGACTATGAACTCGATTACAAAAACATTGACTTTTCACTTGAAGAGAACCGTAAATTATATCGTATCGGAAGAGGGGAGCAAGGGGTTCTATTGGTTCGCCCTTATACTAACGATATATGTGCTCATTGGAGATTTAAGACTCCTGAGATCGCAGTAGAATCTTCTAACCATATCTACGGTATGTATCTTGACTACCGTGATAAAAAAGATTTTATCGGTATGGATATGTGTCGTAAGTTTTTGGAAATGGGTTTTACTCGTTCAAGACGCTATGCTAACCATCATACAGGCAAGAAATATGATGCCGAAGGAAATGTAAGACCCCAAGAGAAAGATCATGCTACCTGTGATTTTGCTAAGTCTGCACAAATATTTAAACATGTAAGAGACATTGTTGCCAAAAATGACACTTATGTTAGAATGAGGAAACAATGGAGAGCTTCTGAATGAACATTTTTGTTACCGATCCATCACCTTACTTGTCTGCTCAGGTATTACCTGACAAACATATTGTTAAGATGCCACTAGAAACATGTCAAATGTTATCTATTGTTTGTTCTGACAAATGGGGTCATGGTTATGGTAACATTCATCGTATCAATGGCGAACCATATAAAACCGAAAAGGGTGCATTTCGTAACCACCCATGCACTGTATGGGCAAACAAATCACTTGTTAATACTTGGTGGTTAATTGCTCACGGAATAGCGTTATGTCAAGAATATACTTATAGATATACTAAGGTGCATAGTTGTCAAAAAACTATAGAAGAGGCAGCAGATATTGTCCCTCTTAGCAAACCAACAACACCCTCATCATTTACCTTTGCAGGTCCTGATGAGTTCAAGTATGATACAAGTATTGACATCTTTACTGCATACAAAAGATACATTGCATCTAAACCTTGGGTCGCAACAAATTATCTTCGTGACCCATCTCGCAAACCAAATTGGATAACATGATTTTTTTATCTTGCCCACCCATTTATCATTTACCTGGCACATGGGATGATCCCGCAAAAATTGCCAGATGTAATGATACTCTAATACCACATCTGCATCTATTGCCTGGTGCAGCGTTTGCTGTATTTCTTGGTCTACTAACTATTGCATTTTTAATATATGGCATATACATGACTTTTGGATCAGGTGGTAAAGATCTTAGAGATGAAATTAAAGAACATGCTAAAATGCATGAGTTAGGAATCGCTCATGGTCATGAAGGTCGCCATCCTGTACTGACAAAAAAGGCACAAGAAAAAGATTATCCTCCACATCATCACAAATAAGTTGACAAAATCTGTTATAATATTAACAGGCATTTTATATTATGAAATCTGATTTTCTTTGGGTCGAAAAGTATAGACCTAAAACAATTGACCAATGTATTCTTCCAGAGAATATTAAAGAAACCTTTAGAAATTTTTTAGAGAAAGGTGAAATTCCTAATCTTCTCTTAACAGGTCCTGCAGGTGTTGGTAAAACAACAGTTGCTAAGGCACTTTGCGAACAATTAGGTTGTGATTACATTTTAATCAATGGATCAGATGAAGGTAGATTTTTAGACACGGTAAGAGGTCAAGCAAAAAACTTTGCCTCTACCATGTCATTGTTACCGACTACAAAACATAAGGTCATTATTATTGATGAGGCAGATAATACTACACATGATGTACAATTATTATTAAGAAGTAACATTGAAGCATTCCATAAAAACTGCAGATTTATTTTTACTTGCAATTACAAAAATAAAATCATCGAACCACTACACTCAAGATGCTCTGTGGTTGAGTTCTCTATTAAAGGTAAACAGAAAGCACAAATACAGGTAAGTTTTTTTGAAAGGGTTGTTGGTATACTTACATCAGAGAATATTGATTTTGATAAGAAGGTTCTTCTACAGTTAATAAACAAACATTTTCCAGATTGGAGAAGAGTTTTAAATGAGTTGCAAAGATATTCAATTGGTGGTAAAATAGATACTGCGATACTAGCAGAGTTTACTGATGTAAGAGTCGATGATCTTATTAAGACTCTAAAAGCAAAAGACTTCCCTGCAGTAAGAAAATGGGTTGTGGCAAACTTGGACAATGACCCTGCTGTTTTGCTGCGTAAAGTCTATGATGCTATGTACAGTAACCTAGAAGGTCCTAGTATCGCTGCTGCGGTATTGATTATTGCAAAATATCAATACCAGATAGCATTTGTTGCCGACCAAGAGATTAATCTTTTGGCAGCATTGACTGAAATTATGGTAGAGTGTGAATTCAAATGAAAGAGCATCCAAAATATTCGGGTTATTTTGTAACTCAAGAAGGTGATGTATATCGTCTTCCAGTAAAAGGTGAACGAATGCCAGTGAATGAAAATGGATTAGTTTATTTGAAACCAGGTAAAAGAGGACATTCAAAGTATCCAGAAAAACAATATGATTGTGTTAATGTTTCTATTGTAGATAAAGATGGTAAAAAGAAACAAATTAAAAAATCTAATCATCAATTAGTTGCAGAAACTTGGGTTCCAAATCCACACAAATACACAGAGATATTGCACATGGATGAAAATCCTCATAATAATCATTATACAAATTTACAATGGGGAACTCATAAAGAGAATATGCAGACAAATTGTTTACCAGAAGGTACAATTAGTGAATATTCTAGAAAACATAAAGGGAAGAATCATTCACCAACACTTAAACAAAAAGTAAATGGTGAGTGGGTAACGATTTATAGTGATAG